AAGCCCACTGGTTTGCAATGCTATTGAGCACATCCGTCAGCCACATTCCTGATTTGTTGCCTTTGTGAGACAACACGATACATCCGTTGATGTATTGATAGGAGTGCTGCATTTCGTGGATGAGAACTGCTCTCATGCGGTGCTCTTCAGGGGGGGCTCCTCTGTAATACAATTCAACAAGTTGCTCAAAATAAGTATAAAAGCTTGGCGGTATAGTAGAATCAAAAGCAGCGTAATCTAAATCAATTCCATGTTTAATCTTTCCTCCTTTGGTGAGCATGGTATAAATAGCTCCCCAATTTGCTACCCTGTCCAATCCGATTGCATGTCCTAAGACAACTCCCGCATTTGACCGGTAAAATTCTCCAAAAGCACCGAAATACTTCTTGACGAGATAAGTCATGTCCAGTGATGCAGCTTCAAAAACTCGTGTCTTCTCAGCTTCTACTTTGGCCGTTCTTCTCAATTCATCCTTGCATGTGGTAATCCACAGCATTGGTTTGGATGATCTGATTCCTTGGCGACCTTCATGTTCAATTTCCTGTATTAGATTCGCTAAGGATCTGTCGTAATACGGATGTTTCTTATTGTAGTATGCATCTGACCATGTCTGGATTCGCGTTCCATTCTCTTCGTCATAATGTACGTCAATGAATTCCTTCTTTCCATTCTGTGAAATGATGGACCAGAAACCTGCTGATGTGTCTCGCATAAGTGGAGCGATAACATCATTGCCATTCAGAATCTCGTCATCAGAGAGTAAGCGTTGACTCCTGTTTGGTCGCTTAGCCATAATGTGTTCCCAATAAGTTAAAGGGTACTGGCTGTCAATGCAACTTGGAGGATTGTGTGGATGATTAAATCCATACTTTTGAGCTTCTCTGACTAAGATAGTTCGATTCTTTGCTGAAGGCAAGTGGTCATCAGGCCAAATATCACTGTTAATGAGTGATGGAACGAATTCAGTGTCATACTTAGAGTAGATGCGGACTTCACGCTCGTAGCGGTCTACGCACCCACCAAGTACTTCAAAGCCAAATTTATCTGATTCCCAGCCTGGGATTGTCATCTCCTCTTGAACGTGAATTGGATTCACTTCCACGTGTTGGTTGGTTCCGCACACGAACTCAAGCGCCCATTTCGCTTCTTCAATGGACTCCTTGCACACTGGTGCCATGAACAAGTCCTTTAAGAGAACATGTTGTCCTGTGTGAATTCCGATGTAGTGGCCGTCCATAGTATAAGGCAATCCACACCATCCATGCTTTGACTCCCACTCTGCAGAGAGAGACACAGCAAGTGTTGTCACGTTTAGTTCTGCATTGAACGTGTAACACCCTTTGTAAACAGCTATCATATTCTCCAATCCCAAAGGACTGGCTTGGAAGACTGCTGCTTTGTGAGCCCCAACTAAAGTGCTGTAATACGCCTCTCTAGAGTAGAATTGCTTCATGAGACTCCTCGCTTTCCAAATACTACATGGTGATCGTAGTAGTACTGCATCTTGCTGTTCTCCAGCGTCATCAAGTGCCAATCGCACATAGGCAGGTCTATCAAATAGAGTAGGGATGCAACCCTTCTCAGTAGGCAAGCCGACGTACAGAAAGTCAGTTTTCATGACATGGTGAACTGTCAGAATGTGGTACGCATCAACTGCCATTCCATAGACTGAAGGTTGTTGGTCTAAAAATGCCATGGGATTTTCGACTTTGGTTTTCGAAGCCCAAATTTTGATTGAGTTCTTTGCATTGTTTTTAAAAACTGACTCTTGCACTCCGCCATGTTGCATGACGAACTTTCCATCGATCTTCTTGACTTGCTTAGGAGCATGTTTCTTTTGATCAGATGAATAGCTAGAGTGTTCACTCACACATAGTCCAAAAACGTATGAGATAAGCAGCATGATTGCTTTGTAAACAACGTAAAATCCCAAAAGTCTGATTCCCAGCATAAGAAGTAGCTTGAGAAATCCAGTCAGGAAATTGGCGTCCATGATGTAGTAGTTGTGGTCGTACGACCATCTGTACAAAAAGTCAAAATGATCCAGGAAACAATAAGAATTTCTCCTGTACCTGTAGGCGTAATGAAACTGCCTATGCCAGGTGTTCAACTTTTGTTGTGATGCACAGATTGTGTCTCCTCTGTTGGGTCCAAGATTTCCAAGTTTGTTATAAAATGGTGTTGGATACTGGTAGAAATCATTGTAATGACGATAAGGTCCATGATATTGGTCTCCAGTTGTATGATCAAGCCAAACCGTCTGCGACATCCAGAAATGGGCTACTGCTAAAGTTGCCATCTGGTCCGCTGTCATGGTATTTTCTTTCACGTACTTAATGATCTTGATACCATAGTCATCTGTTGATCTTTCTTGTCCAAGTGAGTCAACACACGCTTTCACGTAACGTGCCATACTCACCAAGTCTCCATCCCATTGAGCTACCACATGATTGACTGCTCTGAAGCATTCCGCGATGTAGTCTTCTTCTCGGTCATCCTTGTCCTTGTGTCTCCTGTGTTTGAAGAGTTCTTGCTGCACAGTGTCCACTCCCTGGTGAACACGTGAGATGTAAGCTTGTGCCCACCTTGCAACACAAATAGCGTTCTTTCCTTCAATAAGTTCAGGAATTTTTCCAAATGCTTTTGTGAATAGGGCATGTCTTCTTTTCTCCTCTGGTGTCTGGGTGGCATTATCAAAGACTTTCCAAATTTGTGCAAAGGTTTTTGGCTTCTCTTCCATGACCAACACTCCACAAACATCATCCATTTCCAGGTTGAGTTTAGGTGTCTCCTTCTTGTGCCAAGATACACACCTACAAAAAGCATCCTCCAAGGGATAGCTTTTACAGTCTTCACAGAATTTGACATGAGCGCATCCTCCTACGTCCTTACAGTCTGGACAAAGATAGGGTTTACCTCCTGCAAAACAAAAGTGAGCT